CTACAGGTCTGCCTTAATCTCTTCTGGTGCGTCTTCTCGGTGCTGAGGGTGGATTCCGAGCATGGTGCGGATGAAGTCGATGGCCGCACGGTACTTCCGCTCCATCGCATCAAGACGCGACTCAAGACTCTGCACCTTGCCCTGTAAATCCCGCATGTCCTCCTTAAGGGCTTTCATATCCCGGGATTGCTGGTCTGCGTAGGACTGCCAGTCAGGGCCACGCGCATTGTCCCGGTCTCCGGAGAGTTTGACCTTCGCGACGATGATGAGCGCGATGGCGCTAATGAGTCCGCCGACTATCGTCGGATCGACCATGCGGGACCTCCTCACGCAGTCGAATGTCAGTACGCGACCCGCGCCACACCGACCACAAGACCAGTGCAGCGATCATGAAGTAGCCGATTGAGGACACCCACGAACGGCTGTGGTCCTCCACTGCCAGCCAGGCGAAGCTTGTGCCCCACAGCAGGTGAAGCGCAACGCCCGCGCCAAGAGCCAACGCCGCGGATAGTGAGCGAGGCCGTGCAGCACTCGCCAGACACAAAACGCCAACGGCCACCCACACAATGGACCATGCTTCCATCGGCACCCAGGATTCCGCGGGGTGCCCGGAGGGGCCAGGCCCTGCTATTGGTGAGTAGGAGATACCGCGTGCGACTAAGCCCGCGCCGAGGATAACGAGGGCTGTGCCATCGGTCAGCAACCCGTCGCGCAACCGCTCTACTGGCTTGCGAATCTGGGGTGGTAGGTGCTCGATAGGCATGGGGGATCACTCCCCGCGTGAGGTGGGGCCGGCAAACACCGGCAATGCTCCAGCGGGCGCTTGTGCCCCGCCGGCCGCTTCTAGACGCGCGGCTGTCAATTCAAGGAGAGCGGTGGCATCGTCGAGCTTGGATTCAGTCTTTCGTGCGGCGGCGAGCTGCTCCTCTGCTCGCTCGACGCGGGTGCGTTCCCGCGCAACATCCGAGTCAGTGGCCGTGGAATCTGAGCCCTCGTGGGTCTTGGCCGCAGCCACCCACGACACCAACGTCGCCAACAACGGCGAGTTTGCCAGGGCGTCGGCCTGGTCCTGTTCGATGAAACCGAAGTACCACAGTGCGAGACCTACGACGCCTACGAGGATGTAGGCGGCCTTGCGTACTGCCCAGGGCTCGCGCCACTTCGGGGTGGTCGAATGAGAAGCCATGATTAGTTCCTTTCAGCCGCCAGAGCGGCAATAGTGGAAGTCAAAGTGTTGACGGTCTGAGTAAGTGTTGCGATGTCCTGGCGTGCGGCAGCGAGCGCATCAACCACCGTCAGGTCGCGACCTTGCTCGTCCTGACCGAGCTGCTCCCAGCCGGGGAACGACTTAGGCAAATCAACCTTGCCGTTCTCGTCGTATTTGATGTCGCGCCCGCCCGTGAGCTGCTGGCGAATGTCCTTGACGTCCGAGCCGATAGGGCCGGTGATTCGGACGTCGATGTAGTCCTTGAGGTTCTGTACGTCCTGTGCAGACATAGAATCATCTTCTTTCTTAGGTGTAGTTCCGGTGAATAAGGCACGAAGCTCGGACTCTGTGCCTTTGTATGCGTTGACGTCGACTCCTTTAACCCAGCCCGGGACGCGGCCAAGGTCGGTGAACTGCCACAGGTCGGGGCGTCGGTCGCCGAGGGGGTAGAGCCAGATGCTCGAGGAGTCTCCGGGGTAGATGTCGCGGTACGGTCCGTCAGGCCGGGAGCCGTAGTGGGACACCCAGATTTTCCCGCCGCCCTCCTCTGCCGACGGCTCGCCGCCTGGTAGGGACTCCCAGAAGTTCGCGCGCGAGTACGCGCCGATGACGTACATGCCGCGGCGGCGGAGCGCATCACGCAAAGCCACGACTTGGGCACGGGTGACGCCTTCTTCTTCGACGTCTATCCAAACACCTGCTCCGCCTCCGCAGGCGTCCCAAATGGTTTTGGCGGCATCAGCCTGTGCCTCGATGGGTTGGTTCGGGCGTAGCCACGAGTAGTAGGCGTAGGGCTTTCCCGTGCGTCGCCAGTCCTTGATGTGGCTGACGGCTACCCAGTCCAAATGCGCGGAGCCGTAGTTGGTGCGGATGATGCAGAAGTCCGCGCCGGTGGCGGCAAGGTCGAGGCCGTCTTGCCATTCACTGACATCAATGCCGATAAGCGTTCCCATCGTGCCACCTCCTCCTTGTTCTTGCTGTTGTGGTTGGTCTGGCCATGCGGCACCCGTAAGCCACGGCACCGGGTCGACCTGCGAGCCTTGCGCCCACACTGTTGGGTGAACCTCGAAGTGTAAGTGCGGCGCTACCCCGCCGTTGGTTGCGCTGTTGGGGTTAATGCGTCCAATGCGCTGCCCTGCCTCCACCCGCTGCCCCACAGTGACCTCGCGGATAATGTGACCGTAAACGGTCGTGCCTGAGCCGTCTGCGGTGGGGTGATCAATGACGACCCAGCCTGCGGGGTCAGGCCCGCCGAACCCGGACGCTGAGCCTGCGTAGACGACGGTGCCTCCCTGCGCGGCGAACACAGGGTCACCTCCTGAGCCGCCGTTCCGTCCATAGTCCGCGCCACGGTGCACACTGCCCCACCGCGGGCCGAAACCACTAGTAAGCACTGCGCCCGACGTCACGGGCATAAATCTTCGTGCCATTGTTCGCCCTCCTTTGGGCATAAGAAAAGCCCCTACGATGAGAGGCGGGATTTATAATTCATTGCTTCTTTTACGCTTTTCCTGCGGGAATGCCTTTTCTGAGATACGCTTCTTTGTGTCCTTCTCACTACAATTTTCTAGCCGAATGTGCTAGTTCTGAAAGGTTTTCCAATGCTTGACTGGCTCTCTAACTCTCCCCTCATCAAACTCGGTATCGAGCAGTTCACGTATGTCACTGGTCTTGGTGCTGACATGTACTGGCCGACAGTTGGCGGTGTATTCGTTGCCCTGTCCACCGCTCCATTCCTGAGTTCTTTGAGCTCAATCTACTAAGAGTAAAGCTCATGTCCGACTGAGCGTGTAGCCTGCCGTGCATGAGCGAGATGGTGGAAATTAAGCCCGCAAGGTGCCCTGAGTGTGGAGCATCTTGGGCACGCCCGGGGTCGGTGCGTCCAAGCTGGGGTGCACCCCTCGGACAGAAGCACGGGCGCACATGGTGGTGCGACAAATGCGGGGCCGAGTGCTACCAGGGGCAAGTTAAGATGCGGCCTAAACGCGGGTGAAGGTGTAGGCAATTGCCGATGATGGCCATACTGCTTTTCCAGCAGGAATAACAGTGCCCGCGCTGATAATCACGGCTCCCGTGCCGGATTCGTTCCACTCGTATACCGCCTTAGGGCAGGTCACAGGGTATTTGAAAGCAACGCCACGCAGCTCCCCCGTCCCCACCGGATAGCACAGGCTGTTCGTGTGGATCGACTCCCAGACTTTGAACTTTTGGCCTTGAAGAGTGACCTCACGCAGCAGTTCATACACGGTCTTGCCGTTGAGTACGGCGCGCTGTACTTCCCGCGAGCCGACAAAAAGAGATGCCGGTTCTTTGCCATCAATCCTCACCGGCATTATCCCACCACCAAATACAGTGTGGTCGCCACAGGGCTAGACGGCATAGAGGCAACCACCTCAATCTTCTTCACCGCGCTACCACCATCCACGCGAGTGGCCAGCCCGTCCATGAGCGCCTGCGTACTAGCTTTGCCTGCAAGCGCCGCGTCAAGCCCTGTGACCTGCGCAGTAGTGTGAGTATGGGAAGCATCAGCCTTACCTGCTAGGCCGTCCGCAAGTTCTTGTTTGCTAGCTTTCGTGCCAATTTGTTCCAGCATGGCCGCAGCAACATCGTCTTGATTGGCGAGTTTCTCCGCCACCTCGCGCAGGGTGTCCAAGGACTCAGGGGCGCCATCGACTACCTTCGCCACTTCGACACGGGCGGCATCCGCAGACGCATCAGCCGCGGTCTGCGCATCAGACACCAGCCCAGCCAGTCGGTCCTGAACCGATGCTGTGGCGTCTTCTGCTGCAGACTCTGCGGCGTTCTCGGCGTCGGTCTGTGCCTTCTTAGCCTCGTCTCGCGCGCCCTCCGCTGCCACCCGCTGGGACCGTGCAACTTCCGCATCCGTGGCAACCTGCGCGGCCAACTTCTCGAGTATGTCCCGCTGCGCATCGGTGGCAACCTCCGCAGCCAAGACAACCGTCTCCAGTGATTGTGTTGGCACGTCACCGACGACAATCGGAATTGTATCCACCGGATTCCCCGACTCCACTAGCACCAGAATCGCAGGGCCCGGCAAGGCATCAAACGACACCTGCCCATCCACCACCGGTGCACGATCATTGGACGTAGTGACTACGCCGCCCGCGTCGGTACGCAACTCACGAGCGCGCACCCACACCTCAGCGACCGCCGCCGGGCGATCGGTCACATACTTCAAAGAACCAGAAATCGTTGGCATATTTTCTCCTTACGCATCTTCTATCCATGTGGCGTCGCTCCAGGTGCTGTTGATTGCTCGCTGAGATTCGCCGCCGCCACTGGTGTAAACCTGGAATCGCACATCTTGGCCAGCGGGAATGGCCTTATTCTGGCAGGAGATCCGCATCGTGTATCGGCCATCACCTAGCGGTGACCAAGGCCCGATTGATGCCGATCCCCATTCGGCAAGGACGGTGCCACCGCTTGTGACGATCCGTGCCCTGTAGGTGCTCCCCCGGTTGACTGCAGCCCACCTGACCGTCCATACGGCTGCAAACTGTCGCGCCTCCGACTCCGGCGAAATTGTGTGCTCGCCCCTTGTCACCCAAGACAAGCGCGCTGGTGAGAAAGATCCGCCGTCCACCTTCGATGAACCGGCCCGGATTGGGGCCGAGACCCATGTAAACCGAGCCGTCTTATTAGCGGTAGTCCACTCGTGGATCCTGTTCTCACCAGACGGGGGCTTAAACCAATTTTCTGTGGGCCGGAGGAAGTTAGCCCGACCGTCCTCCAACATGGTCGCCTCATCCATGTCATAATATTCGGCTTGCAGCATGCTGCTGCCGGATGGGATCACCGCCCTCCAGCCCGGATTTAATCTCGTGAACTCGACATCGGGGTGCGAGCAGCCATAATCACTCACAAAAGCGACATTCACACGGCTCTTATTTGCCTCGACTTGTTCCAGTAGTTGATCGCGGATCTGCTCCTGCATGTCCTCCTGCTCTTGCAGCCGCTCATCCTGAATCCGATCAATCTCCGTCTGCAGCCGCCAGCGCTCATTATTCGACGCCATGTAGGCAGGGATCAGTCCGGCGGGCGCATCCTCACCATGCTCCGTAAGTTGCTCAGCCAAAGCCTGCATCTCAGACAAGACATCATCAGAGGTTGCGGAAGGGCCGGCTAAAGTCTCGTTCAGGTCCTTCACACCCGAAGCGGCAGAGGTGGCCACTTTCGACACCTTGGACACTGTTGAGCTCACGCCCTCCAGCTCCCGTCTGTCCTTCATGAACGCTTTCTGCAAGGCCTCGTTCTCAGCCAGGCGCGCATCCTCATCCGCAACCAATTGGCCACCCAAGTGGACCTTCCAGTCCACCACGTCACGCTCGGAAACCACGGGCTCTATGCGCGTCACCGGCAGGCTTACCACTTGTCCCCACACATCTACATTCGCACGGTCACCGACGCGGAAGTCAACCAGCGGCACCCACGGGCCCAGCCCGGCTTTTGAAATGTCTGATTCGAGAAAGAAGTCAGACGAAACGCGCCGAGCTGCACTCGTAAGAACCTCATTGACCGTGCTTGATGGCACCCAATCTGGGTTAGTGTCATCTTTCGCAGCGACTGCAACATCCGCTCTCACGAACCTCCGCGCCAGCCCACCAACACGACGACTCGAGTCCAACGTCGCGACGTAACCCAACTCGTTGCCCGGCGCCGACAACTCATAAATATCGCCAACGTCGATGCCCTCCGGCGGAGTTAGCTTGTACGACCCAAACGCCGTGGACGCCAGCGTGCGCATCACTGTCACATTTGCCGAATCAGCCACAAAATACATGGTCGCCATCACTACACCTCCTCAGCCATTAGCACCAGCATTGCGTGCGGAAACTCCTGCTCAACCACCTGACGGTAAGGCTCCCCATCCATGGGGCTAATGTCCACCTGCCCCGGAGACATCGAGGAGGTTGCCAGCTGCCACGAACGAATAGGGCCGTCACCAGGCCACCACAACCTGCAGCCCAGCAGCACACCGGCGTTCTTCGCCTGCGCTGCCACCGTGTCCCACAACGATCCATCGCGCGCCTCCAGGCTAATCTCTGGTGAATTATCCACCACTGGGACCTCCACCACGTGGTAGGGATCATCAACCCACCGCACGCCGCCTGGATCCTGCTGCGTCATCATCGCCGCATCCAAAGACTCCTGCGCCAAACGCCGAATCACAAACCCCGCTCGTCCCTGCTTAAAGGTGAACGTCAGGTGCGTCGCCATCTCCACCCTGGCCATATCCCACGGCTGCGGGTACGCCAGGCCGGACTCGTCAGACGAGCGCGGGTACGGTGTTGCTTTCCACCACGCGGCCGGCCACGACGACGCCGGAATCGTATTCCACACGTCCATGAAATTTAGGGCATGAATTGTCATCGTTTGCGGGATACCGACACTATTCGGGTCGGTGCCGTCGACGTGGGTGATTATGCCACCACGCCGCTCCACCTTCCCATCAGGTCCGCGCATCGCCATGAGCAACGTGTACTCCTCCGTTGCTGGAGAAAGCTGCCCCGAAGAATCAAACCCCGAAATTGAATCCATCAAAAGGATCTCCGCCGCGCGGTAGAGCACGCCGTCCGCGTCGACGGCCGGCATCTCGCACTCCACGTCCTCGGCACTCATCCACTGCTCCGGCGCACCCATCGACGACACCCCTGGGAGGTCGAATAATGGGGCACCATCACCATCTCCCAGGCCGTACCACCTCCCCGCCGTTTCGATAACGTAGTCGACGTGCTTCTGCCAGGATTCCCAATCAGTCACCGCATACTCTCCTTTTATGCCCATGGGTCAGCCACAAGAACTTCCCACACCGCTTTAGCCCCGTCAGGCAACCGCCACTGCCCGGTCTGTCCCGGCGGCACTCCTTCCGGGAACGCCCCAGCGACCCTCAGCTTGGCCGGGTCAAGGTCCACAGTCTCGGACTGCGCCGCGGGTGGAAGCACGAATGTAGCCCCCGATGGTCCGATGACTTCTCCACCTTCGCCGGAGTAGACGATTTTGGGGTATACAACTACATCACCGACATTCGTCACTGTGACTATCCCCGTGCTCGTGAGCGCCCTCGACCGAGCCAAACCTGACGGGACGAACACACTCACACTCACAGTCGCCGAAGTCCGCCGACGCATATCCACCGGAGTGCCCCGAATAGGGGACCTCAGAAACGCATCAAACGTCAACGTCCCCAACGGATGATCAGCCAACACCTCAATCTGCGTCGGTTGCGCCGGGGACCATGCTCGGCGGAAATCCCGGTACAACTTCTCCATCTCCTCGCCGTCATCGGCGTGCAGATAGAACGGCACCTCGGCCTCAATCGCACCAAAGGTCATCCGACCGGGAAGTACCCCGGCGCGCCCCGGAATGGACACATCGGACCACGACGCTTGCCCCACCAAGGAAACTAGGGCCTCCTCAGGGGCAAGCACCGCCGACGACTGCTCACTACCAGTCAACACCCACTCCGTACCAGTGACCCCGCGCAGCGTGACCTCCAACATCAGGCCATCACCCCACGCCTGGCCCCAGCCACCTCGGACGCGGTCTTGCGCACCGTTGCCTTCGTATCCGACCCGGCAAGAATTTCATCAACCATTTCCTGAATCTCCTCCTGCGTTCCTGGACCATTCCAATTGATAGTGACTTCACGCTCGACCGTCGCCGCCGCCGAGCCATACTTCGTGTCGTTCTTCCACGACAGGCCCAGCTCTCTAGCAGCATCCTCATTGGCCCTAGCCACATCGAGATGCTCCTGACGAAGATCTTCGTTCCCATCTGCCCACGCCGTGGACGAGCTCTGCAACGCCTTGATTTGGTAGTCAAGGCCCTTGATCAACTCTTCCAGCGGCTGTGTCTTCTCGAACAGGTCAATCTCGTCTCCGAAATCTTCGACCTGACGTTCCGCGTCACGCTGCGCATCCTTAGCCGCATCAATCGGCTTCATGACCTCGTCAATCTTCAACGCGGTCTCAGCGTCCACCAACTCAGGCATGAGCGCGCGGAGCACCGCCATGGCGTCACCACCGGCGCCGGAAACCCACTTCATCTGGTCGATAGCTTTCGACAGCTGACTATCGGAGACAGTCACGCCGGTTTCCTGCATCACCGCATCTAGTGCGGCTTGTAGGGATGCCATTTGGGCTTGCTGCCCGCGGTACTGGTTCGAGAACGCCCCATCGAGTCCAAGAGCTGCGCCGGCCTTACCGACGAGGTTCTTGTCCATCTCCTGCTGCAGCTTCGCCATCTCAGCAACAAGACTTGCCACCTGGCTAGTGGCCGTCGCATCACCGAGGTCGACACCGTTGGCCTTAGCCGAGAGTCGGATAAGGCGTTCTTGCGCGGTGTTTAGGTCCTGCTGGTTGCGCAGGTTCTGACGCGTCGCAGTGGCCAGCGCCGCCTCGGACTTGATCTGCTCCAGGCGCGCTTGCATCTCACCCTGCAAGGCTTTCGCCCTCGCCGCCTCGTAGGTGTATAGGGCGGAGATTGCGGCGTCCGACCACTGATCCAACACCCCTTGGGCCTTCATGGCCTCAAAGGACTTGTAGGAGTCCCAGTCCTCGAACAGGCCCATCATGCGCAGCTGCGCGGCCACGTTGGCTTTCTCCAGTTGCTTGTCCAGTGCGAGCTTCGCTTCAGCCACCGACGCCGCGCCATCGGCTTCAGCAATGAGCCGGTCTTGGGTTGCAACGCGTAACGCAAATTCTGCTACGCGCTGTTCGTTAATCCCGCGTACCAGCTGCTGCTGTAACTTCGAGACGCTGGTCTGCATTTCGACTACTAGCTGGGAGTGCTTTGCGACGGTCTCCCAGCCGGTAGCCATGGACTCTAACGAGTCGAGGATTGCGGCGCGGATCTTCTCGATAATCCCCTTAATGAAGGTGACTATCTTGGTGATCACGCTGATCACAGACTTGGCGACCGAGAGCGCCAGACCGAGAGTGATCCCGGCCGGACCGGCTGTGGCGGCCACCGAGCCCAGGGCACCAACGACGGTACCCAGACCTGCGTTGACCGCACCGGCGGCGGCCCCCATACCAATTAGTTGGTTTGCCATGCCCTGAGCCTGCGGGATCAGCCCCAGAATAGACTCCTGCGACATGAGGACTATGTTGTCTAAGTCTGCGGCTTGTGCTTTACGCGCTGCCGCCAGCTCGGACTCCGCCTTTGTCACATCGTCGTTCGCCTTAGTAATTTCGTCCGCGCGTTTCTGCGCGTCCTCCGTGGTCTTCTTGTCGGTCTCCTCGCGAACCTTCTGCAGATTATCCTCCGCCTCGGTTACCTTCTTGGCGGCCTCGGCGCGAGCGTCATCGGCGTCTGCCTTGGCCTGCTCGGCCTTAGCATCGTCCAACTTCTTCTGCGCCTCCTCCACCTTCGAGATATCCGCGGCAGGGGCTTCTGCAGACTGAAGGTCCGCCAGAGACTTACGAGAATCGGCCAAAGCCTTTTCCTTTTCGGCGATGGCGTCCAGGTGCTTCAGCCCGCGCTGTCGCGCATCCCAGATGTCTTGCTCAGCATCGAGGAACCCTGCCACCACATCAGCCCCCGGCAAATCAATACCGAGGTCGAGAACCTGGCGGACACCCTGACGGGCGTTAATCCCCTCAATGCTGGTAAGGTCAGCGGCTTTCGCCATCCACTCCTGCATCCCATCAGCCTGACGTGCCAGCGCATCAGTCTGCTCTTTCACCGCCGGGACTAGGTCGCCAATCGCCCGCGCAAGATCCCCAAGGGACCGCATGCCCGAGTTCTTCAGAATGAACTCGTCCTCGCCACTGGCGTTGAGCGCAATACCGCCGTGAGGCAGTGTCCCACCCACGTCATAGAGTTTTGCGCCCATATGCTTCGCGAGGTCGACGATGCCACCATCGGCGTACCAACCGTTCGCTTCCCAGAATCGACGAGCAGCCGTCGGATCACCATAACGATCACGGATATACCGCGCACCCGCATCACCCTGAATAGCCGGGTCCGTAGACTTATCAGGCAAGTAAGCACCGAGCGTGTCACCACCCATAGGGTTGAACTGGAACAGGCCAAACGCTCCAGAACTCGGATTCGTAGCACTAACATCCCAACCGGACTCACGCCCAATGATCCACTTCGCATCTTCCCACTGCTGACCAGTCCACCCATGCTTCGCAAACACCTGCTGCACCTGGTCCACAACAGGACCGGAAATTCCAGACACATCCACAGAGCTTGAGTTACCGCCAGATGTGAACAAAGAGCTGACCTTCGACCATGCCGCCTCGCGCAGGCTTTCTAGCATAGAGCCAGGAATCTTAGCGAATGCAGAATCTCCCCATTCGCTAAGATGCTCATCGACCCAACCTTTAATAGGTTCGACAAGCTTGTCCCAAATTCCCTTTGCTTTCGAGGCGATTATCGATCCGAAACCACCACCAGCAGACATTCCTGCCGCAGAGATCATCTTTCCGTCAGACTCGATGGGCTTCATCGAGGCCCAGTGAACGTGATCGTAGTGTCCTGCCATAGTGCCGGGCCCGTAAGCCGCGCGCACCGCATCCTGATTTTCAGTCGGCACGTAGCCCGTACGCCCAGACTGCAGAATCAATGGTCCCGGCCCCCAGATCAACTGGTCCGACTGCGGATAGGTCTGGAAAATCCAATCCGCAATCTGCTGCATCGGTCCACCCAGGTCGAGCGCTTCACCGTAACCGTGGTGTCCAGGGTCACCTGGACGATAGTTACTATTATTCGTTGCATTCGGGAATGCGGTCGATGCAGCAGTCCACAAGGATCTCCAAATGCCACCGTCAGCGTAGTGCGCATGCACCTCCGCTAGCTTCGGATTGATATGGTATTTCGACCGTGCGGCTCCAGTTTCCATCGCGGAAGGTAGAGCTTCGGATGCATCGCCGCGGCGTGCCGCGCGGTTCATCTTCTCCACCATCTGCGCACCGCCGACAGCCCGCACCCACTCAGGGCGCATAATAGCTTCACCACCGGAGAGGTGGAGTCTGCCTGCAGTCGGCGAGTAAAAGTCGTGGACATCTCGACCGGGCGTATAGCCAGGAAGGACACCACCGGAAGCGTAGTTTCCTAACTCTCCCAAAGCCACAGGAGCCTTGGTGTCGATACCCGGTAGGAATTCTGCGATTTGATTCCACGCTTTGAGGATTCCGTTATTCCAGACAGTATCGATCACGAATTTGACGGGCTTCGCCGCAGCTGCTTTCAGCCCATCCCAAATCCAACCAATGCCGTCGACGGCGGCCTGGAACCATCCTTTAACCGTGTCGAGACCTCGTCCAATCGGGGCAAAGACATAGCCATCAATCCAGGACCAGATCTCCCACAGCTTGTCTTTGAGCCAGTTCCACTTGTCCACAATCCAGCCAAGAATGCTAGTAACTGCATCCCACAAGCGCTGAACACCACGGACAAAAGCCTGAATAACATACTCATCAATCAGGCCCCACACCGCAGCGAGAGTGTCCTTAAGCCAATTCCACTTATCAACAACCCAGCCAAGGATGGACGAGATGACGCCCCACAGCATTTCTACGCCGCGGACAAACGCCATGATGATGTTCTCAAACACCCAGTTCCAAATGCCGGTCAGCGTGTCAGAAAGCCACTGCCACTTGTCAGAGATCCACCCCAGGATGGACTCGACAACCGGCCACAACGTCTCCTGAAAATAGGACACGAGAGGGATAAGAACATTGTCTCTGATAACGCCCCAGATAGTGGCGAACATGTCAGATAACCATTGCCACTTATCCCCAACCAACTGGAAGATAGACTGCAACACCGGCCACAGCGTGTTCTGCGCGAAGTCAGCAATCGCCTGCCACACAGGCTGAATGATGTTCTCCCACGCCCACGAAATAGCCGCAGTCCACACGTTCCAGATAATCAGCAGGGGCGCCAAAATCAGCGTCCCGATAACACCCAAGGTGACCTGTACAAGCTCCCAGATGCCATTGAACACAGGCTGCAGAATGTTCTCCCACGCCCACTGCAAGCCGTCCCATACCGCAGAGAAGGCCGCACCGACCCACACCATGACGGTTTGCACTGCGGGGAAGAAACTCTCAAGAAGGTAGTTGCCTAGCTCGGCAAATTTCTCCACAACCCAACCGATGGCGCCGGCCAAGTGCTCAATGAGGAAGCCAGAGACTTCACCAAGGAAGCCAATGAGCGGAGCTAACACATTTTCTGCCAGCCACTGGATTACTCCAGCGAAACGCTCGACGATTTCCGAAGCTAAGCGCAAGCCACCGACGAACAGCATAACGGCTCCGACAACGACGCCGCCAATGATCCCGCCGACGATTTTCAACACGGGCATCAAAGCATTAACCAACAGCTCCGCAACAGGCTTAAGAGCCTCCCACAAGGACTTGCCAGCAGAGATAAGCCCTTCCAGTGCAGAACCAAAGGCACCGCCTAGGGCCTCACCAACAGCCTTGATGGAATCCCACAAGCTAGAAAACGTATCTTTTAGGGAGTCCATGACGCCGGAGAGTTGGCCAGACACCATGTCGTGCAGCCACTCGAATGCGGGGGAAAGCGCATCTTTTACTTGCCCGAAACCTTCCACAAGACGGTCCCGGAAGTCGAACAGTCCATCCCGAACGGCGTCAATCTGGTCAAGGACCCACTGGGCACGGTCTGTACCCACCAAGTTCTCAAGCGCGCCGTACCCCCAATCTCCACCGGTGATCGCGGCTTTAATCTCGTCCCAGGCGGGCTTAATCGAGCTGAGCTTGTCAACGATCCACTCAGCACGGTCGGCACCAACAAGCTGCGCCAAGGCACCATAGCCCCAGTCACCTTCCAAAGTGAAGGCCGACTTAACTTCTTCCCACGCGCCTTGGACAGTATCAATAACGCCAAGGATGGCACCCGCGTTGTCAGAGCCAACCAATCGGCCGAGTGCTCCGTCACCGTCGACGAACTCGTCAGTCGTGATTGTCTTCCAAATATCACCCCACGCTCCCGTGACACGATCCTTGATGTCAGACGCCACCCGGCCGATGGGGCCGGTGATCGACTCCCACCCGTCAAGAATCGCATCCTTGGCCCACCCCAAACCGGAAACGATGAAGTCCCAGGCTTTGGTGAATCCACTGGTGAGCATCTCAACGAAGTTGGAGTTGATGATTGCCGATCCAATATCGCCAGCCCAATTATTCAGCGCTAAGGTCGTATCAATCGCCCAGCCCTGAATGTGCCCCTTGGCAGAATTCAGCATCCCAGTGAACGTGCGCTGCGTGTTATCGGCCATGTCTTGCGCCGAACCAGAGAAGTCCCCCATCCCGTCGCCGCCAACCTTCAGCCCTTCGAGGAAGCTAGGGATCTGGTCTACAGATAAGTCCTCGAGCGGGGTGCCAAACGCGGCGATAGCCGCTGTGGCACGCTCCCCTTCATCCGGGATAGCCATAAGCTGGTCCACCATGTCATTCATGGCAGCCGACGCCTCAGGGCCTCCCCTGGCAACACGGCCGGCCAAGTCCTCGACCTGGATCCCGTACTCGGACAAGGTCTCCGCCACCGCCGGATCAACAGCCTTAAGCGAGAACTCCTTGACAGCGTCGCCGGTCTTGTCGATAGCGTACTGTCCTTGTTCACTGGCTTTGACCAGCATCGCCATCGCATCAGAGCCAGAGATGCCCATGTTCGCGAAAAACTTCGAGTACTCGTTGGTGGCATCGAACACTTCATCCTGCATGGCGGCAGGCACTTTCTGCATGCCTGCCGTGAGAAGGTCCACGCCTTCTTGTGCAGAGGCAACCATGCCGGAGTTGAGCATGACGTCAACAGTCGACGCGGTTTCTTCAGCTGAGCGCTCAAACGTCTTGTTGAACGCCATGAAGTCATCCGCAAGTTGGGCGGCAGTCTGCCCACCCATATGCGCAACGTTGTCACCCAGTACTTGCGAGATTTGCTGCACAGCAACAGAGGTTTCCTCGTAGCTTCCTAAACCCGAGCCCAAGGCCTCCGCTACTTCGCCTTGCATCTCGCGCGCGGCGTCCGCAGAAAGCCCAAACTGGTTCTGCATGCTCACGCGGGACTGGACGAGGTCTTCATTCCATTTGCCAAATGCGCCCGCAGCGGTGGCTGCAGCACCGGCCACCGCAACGATGCCAGCGGTAGGCCCGCCCTTGAAACTGGTGAGCACTTCGCCGATGTTGCCGATGGGACCAGGCATGGATGAGACCTGGTCGCCTAGCCCCTTCATGGACTCACGGATCCCGCCGAACAGGCCTTTCGACTTGCCCATGTTGTCGTTGAGGTCGGCCTGGGCTTTGGCTTGTTTGTCCATGGTGCGGTTGAGGTCGTCGAGCTGAGCCTTGTGCTTCTTCTCTGCATCGACAACGTCATCTTCGGCTTTCTTCAGCTTCAGAGTCTCATCAGTGACCTTGGCTTTAAGCTTGAGAACTTTAGCGTGCTGCGTGGCGCCGGACTCCCCGCGGGCGAGGGCTTTCTGGTACTGCTCTTCCGCCGCGGTTTGGTCAGCAATAGCTGCATTCAACCGCTTCTGCTGCAGTTCCCGTTTGCCCTTCGAATCCTCATACGCTTTATCCAAGTCGTTGAGCTTCTTAGTGGAGGCGTACACCTGCCGCCCCAAGCTCTTGACCGTCGCTTCGACAGACTTCTCCACCTCGCCAGCAGCTTTCTTACCAGCCACCCGTGTTGGCTGAATGAGCTGACTGTTCAGCTTGCTCGCAATCCCGACAAACGATGGGGAAATAGGGACATTGATGAAACCAACCTCAGCCACGGGAACCCTCCAAGACCTTGTTACGCGGAGAGGCCGCGCGCCTGTATTCTTCTCTGCTTCGCCAGCTGCTCAGCACGGGCATCAAGCTGTTCCTGCGTCACTAGCAGCGCGTGCGGACGCTTAGCCTCGGTATTCGCGGCAACTGAGGTTGCGACCATCATCTCGTTCTTCGTCAACGGACTAGCCAAACCAAAGGCCTTGGCACCGACGCAGGTCTCAGGACGCTCAAGGAGGTCTAAGACCAAGAGAGCCACCCTACGAGAGGACAACCTTCCGGCAAACCAGTCCTTAACGTCGATGCCATACAGCCTGAGAAAGTCCACCTCGACGAGCTCAATATCGTCCAGCGCTGTTGAAAGAGCGCGCAGCCTTCTTTCATTTAGCCCTGCAGCGTCCAGCCACGACGAATAGAGTCTCTGCAGGTCTTCTTGCTGCGGAAATAGTGCGAACAGTGCAAAGCCGGACTTCGCGGTCAGCAGTTTCCTGAAGTCTGAGCGGCGGGCGAGGAACGACTGCAGTCCCTGCGCCCCCAACGCCATCGGGTCGGCCTGCATCGTCAAGCGCGCAACACGGTGCCGAACCGTGAAGTCGAACTCCACTGTCGACTCCTGTTGACTTTCTCTGACGAGGTGAGACCACACGGTGGACTACTTGCCGTCGTTGGCTTCGCGGATAGAACCAATGGCCTCGGAGACCTTCTCAGTGATGAGCTCGAAGTCGCGAACCCGCGCCCCAGACAACTTCAGCTTCAGCTTGGAACCGCGGGTGATAATCGCGTTGACCATCACGGGATAGTTCCCCTCGGCCATGGCCTCAACCGCCTCGTAGGCCCAGTCGCCCTGGTCCTTGATGACGTCGAGAGTAACGCTCACACCATTGGACAGTGTGACATCCAACGCGACGGTCTCAACCTTGTTGGTGTCCACTGCGTCAGCTGAAGTTTCGGGGGTTGCGGTGTTCTTAGATGTGGTCATGGTGATTTCCTTTCAGAATGCGAAAAGCCCGCACCGGAGTGCAGGCTTAAGAAAATGGGTGGCGGTTTCAACAATGGCGTGTAGTGCGGGCCCTGCGCGAAACCACCACGAAAAGCACAGGGCCCTTAACCGATTTAGCCCTCAGAGGGGGTTTCGAGCGCAACTACGCGCGCCTCGAGTGCCGCAAGTGAGCTTTGCGCCGCCTTCTCGGCGACTCCTGCTTCGATGCGGTTCATCTGCTCGGCGGTCAGCTTATCGCCGGCCGTCCAGTCAGTCTTAGGCTCAAAAGCCATGAATCTTCCTTCCTTAGTGCCCTAGGTCAGGACGAGTGGTAGGGCGTCACCCACGCGCCCGTTTAGGGGTTTTCCGGGTCCACAGGGGTCTCTTCCGCGGGCTTTTCGAACTCGCGCAGCTCGGCGTCACCAGACTGCTCCGACTTCACCTTGTACGCCTTCATATCGGCGGCAGACGCAGCAGGGACGAATGCCTCGCCCGAGTTGACCTTATCGTCGATGTTCTCGACGTCCTTGAAAATCTTCTGCGAGACTTCCACGATGGTGCCGTCCTCTCCGATGAGGTAGTACATTTCCTCAGCGATGAACTCGTCATCGCCGTTCTTCCAGTTAATGGTCACGATGCGCGCGGCCGGGTCATTACCCGTGGAGCGCTCAGAGGCAGTCAAGTCTGCCTTCTCACGGGTGACCATGATGCCAACCACACCGGACTGGAACTTATGGACACGAGCGACGAAGGCCTTCGCGACCTTCGAGGAATGCTTGCGGTAGAGCACCCCGTCCTTCTCCTCAGTCTCCGGCCAGTCAATGTAGTCGACCACCGGAGAACCAGGGATCAGGTTCGCGGTCGAAGTGACCGCACCAGCCTGATAGCTAGTCGCCGTCTGACCACCAGTGAGGTTCGTAGCGTTGGAGGTGACCTCTCGGGTTAGCGCCCAGGTCGAGTCCGAGGGCTCGGTTCCACCGGAGTGCCACCCCTTGAGGAACGTGCCAGTTGCCCGGTCAATGACCGGGTCATCGGAGAAGTTGAACAAGACTTCTTTGTCTTCGAGGACCTTAATGTCAAGGCCTGCGGTACGGCGTTGCGCCATGATGACTCCTTCTTATCTAAGCGATAAACAGTTTGGACATGCCGCATGAATACGACGCAGTTGCGACGAATCCACCGGCAAGAGAATCAGGGGCCACAATGACCCCCGTTGAACGGGACCGACTAATCCCAAGACCCATCGCCCCCAGCGAGGAAAGCAGATAGGAGTGGAGGTTTCTCCCCCACTTACGCGCAGTTTCAAAATCCGGCGCATGCACCGAAACTCTCACCAAGACGCGGTCGTGACTTGACTCCTGAACCTGCGACGCATCGTCAGAAACGACGACAGCAACACCCAAGTTCGGGTTCCACCTGCCAGGAAGATTATGCAGGTGGATGTACTCAATGGCTTCCCCCTTTTTGCTCACGCGGGTGGGGAGCGCTCGCTTGAGGTTTTTCCACATGGCCCTAGTTGGATCCCTAGCGACCCCAAATCCGACCATCACAGACTCCTAATCTCAAGCCCAAGGTGTGCCGCAGCCTTAGTAAACGCCCCAGTTCTTGCCTGGTGAGCCACCGCGTAAGGGTGATTCACATGCACATGGACCCAGGGTCGCTTACCTGACCTGTCGGTCTTGACGAGCTCGAAAACCTCACTAGTGCGGGTGGTCGGTGTGGTTCCGGCCGCGGACTTTGGCCATGTTGATTTGAGGTAGTCCAAGTACTTCTCCCCAACTTCCTCGATCGCCTCCCCTAGCTTCGGGTCCTTGAGGATTTCTTTGACGAGCGCATCTAACGAGAATGTGGAGCCGTCTTTGTCAGGCGATGCCATCGGATACCTCCCCTCGTGCCACTGTCACAATCACCTTTGGTCGGTGTCTGCGCAGGGCTGGGCGCCGCCCCACCGAGTAGTCGAAGGACTGCAGCGGAACCACGACGAACTCCTCACCACGAATATCAACTACATCCCCATCACGAAGAACCGTGCCCGCCGGCGCAATGACTTGTAGCTTGCTGATGTCACCGTGGGTGTAGTCCTCGCCGTTAACAACTTGGTCTCCTACAGGAGAGACCACACAGTGCTCGACTTCTCGAAGGACTTCGCGGCCAAGGATTTGACCCCACTGGTCTCGGGCAGGCTCACCAAGGACTTTGATGGTCTCGCCATACTCGTCAGGTTGGAGCATTAGAATCTCTTCTCCCTTCGGTAAGCTTCGGGCTTTCGATACTGCTTGGAGTCGGGGAATTGAAAGGCAACGCCAGCCTCAGGGGCCAGGCCGAGTTGGCGCAGCCACTCCGAGGTCATATACACTCCACCCCAGTGAATCCCTACCCCTGCAGAGAAGGTCACTGAGTCAGATTGCGGTCCAGTGGTGGACGACGCGGCAGCATGCCCAACGTTGTCGCCAACATGAATTGCGCCGCTAATCATCTCAGTGATGATCCGCTTGACCGTCAGCTGCAAGAGCCGTGAGCTATCCAACGCTTTGTAGAAGTCTCGTCCCCTTCGAAGGAATTCCTCTTCGATCAGGTCGAGCGAGGCCTTGATAAGGCTTGACGCCCGGTTTTCCTCGTCGGCTTCAAGGGGGCGGGGGAATATCCCAGCGATGTCTTGGACTTCAATGATATCCACTGGCTTGCCCCCTTCTTGGCTAGTGATGGGTGGCGAGCTCATCGATGGCACCGATGATCTCGTTCTTCTTCATGCCGGTGGTCTTAATGCCAAGATGACTGGCATAGTCGCGCCACACGGAGATATGCGCCGTCATCTTCGGACGCTCCCCTCCGCTGGCAGGCGGGCTTGACTCGCCGTCGGAGGGTTGGACCGGCTCTTCAGCTTCCGGCTCTTCCTCGTGCGAAGTCTCATCCTCCAGCGGAGGCTCGACTGACGCACCTTCCATCGACTCAGCCACGGCCTGCGGATCCGAGTCTGACACCGCAACGACCGCACCGCGCCCCAGCAGAACACGCGCAAAATCATCATCCACGTCATACACCCGGCCCTGGCGCAGCGCCCGCATCCCCCCACCCACGATTGGGGCAGTACACACCCGAACTGCGCGAACCTCCATTAGGCAATCACACCTTCAAGCTTCACAACCGCCTTTGGATTGTCAATCGCAATGATGCGATGGCGGAACGCGTCCACACGCCACGACTGAGTCGTACCACCGTAGCCATTATCCCCCGACGGAGCGTACAGGTCAGACACGGTCAGCGGAATCGCATCCGAGTAGAAGCCCGCAGTCTGCGCCTCTAGGACGTACACCTCGTCCTCCTTCAGCCAGCTAGACGTCACAAGACGCAAGTCCGCAAGGACCGATGGGAGAATCCCCTTGAAGGAGGGGTTGTCCGCGGCCATGTTGCCGATGAAGAACTTCTGGACGTTGTCATGGTCCAGTGCTGCTTCCAGCAAAGACTCGGAAATGACAAGTGTGTCTGGGTGGTAGCCAAACTTCTGGTCCTCGGCCTCGTCAGGCTTCGCCTCACGAATCATCCGCTTAGCAGTGCGAATGTCTTTCAGCGGGTCAGCAGCCGGGTTCTCCCAGTCTGCGGCCAACTCAAGAACCGGAACGCTTGCAACATCAAACGCCTTCAGCGTGGCGTTAACCGATGTACGCGTCATGGTGTTCTTAAGCGCGGTGACCTTACGGGTGACCTGGTCAATGCGGTTGAACTGCTTCTCTTCAAGCGTGACCGGCACACCGAGCGCGGTCTTGTGCCCGATAATCGACTTGACCTTACCGTTCTGCAGAGTCGAGATCGGAATCTCGGCCGCCTCAGCAACCTCTTCCGCAGAGTCGGTCAGGAACGGCGACACAGCCTCGCTGTAGGCCACCACGCCCTGGTTGTCACCGCCGTCTCGGAACAAGGCGGTCTCTAGGAACGCCAAGTCCAGGTCTTCCCGAATGTCGTTCGAGATGTAAGTAGGGTCCTTGATCATGGCGTCAACGGTGATTTTTTCGCCGCTGAATGCACCAGTATGCAGAGTAGACATTAATTCTCCTTATCAGTTACTCGGATGCACCAGCAGCGAGCGCTGCCGGGTGGAACATGTGGACGCGAACGCAGCCATAGTGACGCTCGCGCTCGATTAGACCGACCGCCACGGTGCCGGTCTTGGCGACCTTCCCGTCCGCGGCAACGTAAGCTACGTCCCCGGGCTTAAAGTCGGTTGCGTCGGTCTCGATGAGAACGACTGCTTGATGGGTGACGACCGCGACGCTGCGCGGCAGGCCGTAGGCAACGTCGTTGTCTTCGCGGGCTTCTGGTGCGGCGGGATGACCGACGTAGCCATAAGGCAGGGCCGTGCCGTCGGCATGCTTGATCTTCTCGGCGACGAGGGACACGAGACGGAACTTTGAGACTGGGGCCGATACTTGCTTGGTGATGGGCCCGGTGGTGAATACAGCATTAGTCATGGGCTGTTACTCCTTGTTTAGTAGCGGACGGAAGGAAACGGCTTTGCGGCCTTTGCCTTCACTTTTCCTTGATTGCTGTTCTGGTTAGCGGGCTCAGAAGTGGCATAGCCTTTTTCCACGCGAGGGATGGATCCCTTGGGAAGGTTTCCCCACATGCGGCGTGCTTCCTCCGGGTTCTTCTTGTGCGCGGTGAGGGCTGCAGCGCGCGACCCCGCGGAGAACCGGCCCTCGGCAATCCACCCGTCGACTTCCTTTTCACGGTCGCGCTCGTCGAGCTCAGCGACACGCTCACGGTTCATCGCGTATGCCTTCGTCAACTCGTCATAGAACGCGCGCGGGACAACCACTGCCTCCTCGGCCGCTGGCACCGTGCCAGCAGGTGCCGAAGGCTCTCCAACTGACTCCTGAGAGTCACCGCCGGCGGCGGCAACAACAGTGACCTTCACTGTCACCGTAGAATCCTCACCAAACGTCAGCACCAAGTCGATGGTGTCCCCAACGCTGACTGCATCGGTTGAGGTGACCGTCACGGTGCCATCGTCAGCGACTTCGGCGCTGAACCCTTCACCAATCTCGACGGTCGGCACGACCCCCTCGGGCAACGCTGTCACCGGAGACACAGCGACCTGACCAGTTGGTACCACTGTCACCTCGTCCGGGTACTCGATGGACACGGGTGCTGTGACCTCTGCCTGCTCATTAAAAAAGCCAGAGAAAGCGCTCTTGACTTCCTCTGGCTTCTTGCCCATCTCCTGGGCAAGCTGATTAAGAATACCCACGGTATCCCCTTCCTGCCCATGCTGGGCAACAATCGTAGGAGCTGGGGCAGCCGCCCGGCCCGCATACTTAAATCGAGACAATGCCTTCGCAAACACAGGCTGCTTCACTCCGGCATTCGTAGGCTGACGCGCATCCTCAATGACGTCCACCAGCCCAACGTTTCGCGCTTCCTCCGCGCTAAACCACGTTTCCTGCTTCATCAACGCCCGAAACTCAGCCGCATCACCGCCCGCCTTCTCGGCATAAATGCTGGCAATATTGTCTGAGAGCCGGTCGAGGTCATCAGCAGCTTTGCGCAGCTGGTCAGCATTCCCATCTGGCCACGTCCACGCATCATGGATCATGATTTCCGCGTTCGGCCGCGCAACGACTTTGTCGGCGCCGCCTGCCACGATGAATGACGCCGCCGACGCGGCATACCCCTCAATCACAGCAGTCACCGTGCCCGCATGCCCGCGAAGAACGTTCATAATCGCCAGGCCGTCGTAGACGTCCCCGCCGGGAGAATTAACCCGGAGCGTGATGTCGCCTTCTAGTTCTTTAAGCTGCTCGACGATGTCCTTGGCTCGGGATTCCCAACCAATCTCGCCGTATAAGTAAATCTCATTCATCATTTCGTCCTCGAGTTCATTGGGAAGAATCTGCCCAGCGCGTTAACCGCGGCACCCAACTTCTCTGGGTTGTCCCGCGCCGTCTGGTTCAACAACGCCACCGCCACCGGCAACACCGCATCCACGGCATCATCATCAGCCGCAGGCTGGGTCGGCTCATCCGATAACGTCACCCCGGTCTCCTGCTCCGCATCCTGCAGAACCTTCTTTGCCTGCAACGCCTCAAACAGCGAGCGCGCGGCCGGAATATCAAAGTTCTGCCGCAACCAAGCTTCAAGATTCGGCTCCAAGGTCAACACACCAGAATTCGCCAACTGGGCAACATCACCCGGCGCGAGCTCCTTCTTCGCCGCAATCGGCGTAAAGGTCAACATGGGCACCGGCCCGTCATATTCGGGATAGGCAACCTTCACTAAATCCTCAATAACGTGCTGGTTTGTTGTGTCTGCAATCCACTGAGCGATAGTCTGCAAGAATTGGTATAACCAATCCGACTTGTCTGACGACAGGGCATAGGATCCGCCACCACCGGACAGGTTCACCACGTCCGCGCCCTGCGCCTGGGCAATAGCATCACCATGGCGATCGATAGCTTCCTTCGGCGATACCAACTGCCCAGACACGCCTTGCAGAGTGAACTTCGCCCCAGGGTTCAACGTGATGCCCGCGCCGTCGCCAGCCTGAACTGACGTCACCATCTCCAACCCGGCGTCCTTCTCCGCCTGTCGGTCCTCCGGCGCCGTAAACTGTGACTGCTCATGAACTGGAATACCCATGCCGTTGCGGTGCACAATCTGGTACTCAAGAGCCTCAAAGTCAGCCTTAGCCAACCAATGGGGATACGCCGGGCGAAGCAACGACGACCCAGTCCACGAAGCGTCACGCGGGCGATAGACATACGCTGCAAGCGCCGTCACCGGGATGAACACTTCAGGCCGGCCATCCACCGCCTTCTGCACAATCCCCTCAAGTCCACCGTCGTCCGCCACCCGAATCTCCCGAATGGTTGAGTTCGGCCGCGGCGCCAACTTCCGCAAATGCTCACGTCCATCAGCACCGACACGATAGACCTGCTCGAAGAAACCAACACCCAGAAACGGCACCCTCAACACGGCTTGCAAATGCTCCGGCCAACTAAACCGGCCAGCATACCGCCGCAATTGATACCCCTCCTCCAGTCCGTGAATCGGCAAGCGGAAGTCATCAGCTACATGCTGCACAATTTCGTCCGGAGCCCCATTCGGGCTGATGCGCCACGTCGCGCGCTCAATAGGCTGTGTAATCGCCAACTCAACCTGAGCCACCTTCGAATCATTCAGCATCGCCTCGAACGTCTCCTGATTCTGCGGCCATCGCAGCTCAGGAACCTTCTCCCGCCGCCGAACCACAAACTTCGGAATCTTGGCGTACCCACGCTCAACAAGAACACGAGGAGCCACCCCCGCAACCGCTTGCACCGCATTACGAATCCGAGAAACAACTGACACCACAAACACACCTCCTTACGACCACTGCCCAGCCCGGCGGAGACCACCACCAGACCACGCCGGAACTTCCTTACGAACAACCCCCGACGACGCGCCACGAATCACCGGGCGCTCCATCTTGACCTCCACCTGCGGGCGAGAAGGCGCAAACTCCACCAACCCCCACAAAGCAAGCGTCAACGCCACCAAACACTGCGGCTCAGCCTTGTACCGATCAATCAACGTCTCCCTGCCACCGTTGACCTCACGAGTCTTCGTCGTGCGCAACTCTTGCTCCCACACAGCATCGGCATCATTGGTGAGCTTGCCGTCACCGAACAACGACTGCGCCAACCGGTACGCCTTCCCCAAGTTCCCGTAACCAATGGTCACAACCTCAATGCCGCGGCGGCGCAACGGCTCCACGAACGCAACGGCATCAGTCTTATCATCCAAGACAACCGCAACCGGGTCGTTAGCCTTCACATAAGCATCAATTACTGCCACAGCATCTTCAGCCGAACAACGCTCGTCCCACGGAGCAACCTCCGCGTGATACCCTCCAGCAGTCTGCCCCACCGACACGAACTTCGTCCGCCCAGTCGTCGGTGACACTTCCACCGCCAAACACCGATACGCCAACCGCAGATGCTGGTCGACCCGGCGCCTCTCCCACTCATCAAGCGGAAACACCGGCTCAATATCCTCATCGAGCTCTTCAACCCACTGGCACAAATGCTCAGTGCGAAAAGTCGCCTCAGACTTCGACTCCCTAAACCCGCGCAACGACGCCAAAGTAATACGACCATTGCCCAAATCCGGGTTGCCCTGCTTCCACCCCTCAACATCATCAATGTCGGCCATCGGATCAGCCGACCACTCAAACAAGCCAAGGCGCGTATCACCCCAGGTATCCTCATCAATCGGCCTCATCGCCAACGCCCGGTAATCCCGCAACACCACCGAGTGTGCAGACCCCGCATTCGACGTCACCACAATCAGCCCATTGTCAGGCACCGACGTCGTAGGCTCCAAAGCATTAACACCCACGTAGTCCTTCTGCGTGCGCAACTCGTCCAAGTACAGCAGGTCAATCGTGTCACCACGCCCCGCATTCTCATCAATACCAACCGGCCGGTAGCGACTGCCACTCTTCGTCCACAACTGCTGCGAGCCATTACGCTTGACCACAACACCCAGCTTCTTCGCCAGCTTCGGCGAGTCCTCAATCTCGCGCTTAATCTCCTCCCACAACTCCATCGCCTTGTTCAGAGTCTGCGCAGCAGCCATCACCTCAGGCAAACGCTTTCGAAACAACGCCCACTTAATAAGCTTCTTGACGAAGTCCGTCTTCCCGTTCTGCCGCGAAATCAAAATGATGACCTTGAGAAACCGCAGCTTCCCACCCGGAATTGGGCGACCCCCGCGCTCCTCCGGCCGAGCATACAACCGCTCAACCTTCACCAACTCCGCCCCCGGATCATCCTCCATCAAAGCAAACTCAATAGCCTTCTCCTTGGTCAACACCTCAAGCGCATGAAGCCCCAACCACTCCTGCCAATCCGAAAGCGCATCCCCCAAAATCTCACGACTAAACCACGCAAAATCATGCCCCCACGACGCATCCGGATCCGACAAATCACGCAAAGGAGGAGTAAACACCCGCGGCAACGTCAACGACACAAGCCACCCCCTGCTCTAAAAGTCCTCTTCCTCCACCTCAGCATCCGCATCGAGCCCCAAGTTCGCACGCCCCTGCGGAGTCAACCCAAGATCGTTAAGAATCTTGCCCAACGACGAATACGGCCCATACATCAACTTGTCGGCCCGCCCCTCATCACCAGAGTCCAAAGCCTCCTGAATCCGCGAAGCGAACGACAACGCCGACGCCACCGCCCCCTCATCAGCATCAGTCAAATGCTCAGCAGCAGCAATCGACGACTCAACCGCACGCAGCACATTCCGAGACGGCAACACCGTCGACCGATCTATCCCCCTCACCACACAGTCACCTTCCCCCCAGGAACCATCAAAGAATCAACATCAATCCCATACTTCGCGACCCAGCCAGGACCATGCTTCACCCACTTCGTAATGATCGCCCGGTTACACGAGCGATGAATTAAGCGGTTCGCCGGCCGCGACGTATCCGCATGCTCATGGTCCGCCTCCAGGGGCGCCCCGTCGAAATTCTGCGCCGGATCCCGAAACATCGGACGGGCACAATACTCACACTCAGCACCCGGCTGAAGCCGAAACAACAGCACATCACGGTTCTTCTTATGTTGCGAACCATAAGCATTACGGTCAAGGCGTGCCACGAGGCCTCCTCACGACGATTTCAGCAGGCCGAACCGGGCTATAGGCTCAGCAGAGAGATATACAGATCCAAGGCGGCAAAGGGGGGTTCTGTCCAGGGCACACCCCAGATATTTCACCCACCCCTGCTGGCCTCGCGGTCTGGCGGCCGCAGATAGGCACCCTGGAGGCTTGACCAAAAGCTCTTGGCGTTCTCAAAGTTTGGCACAACCAGATCGCCGTAGCCTTTCCTGTGGGTGACTACTGAGACTTACCCACGGTCCAGGCCGTTACCTTCGCAAGGGGAATTCGAACTACCTTTAAGCCGTGACCGGCAACTGGTAGCCACCCATTTCCCACCACTTTGACGTTCTTTAAGTGGAGGAATCTTGGTGCATGATCCTGCAACTCCTCGGTAAGCTCGTTTCGCTTCGGCAGGTAGAACATCGAGCGGAACAGTTTTTGAACCTGTTGCTCTTCTTCACCACCTAAGCCTGAGTCGTTGGACCAACTTAGAACGTCGCTCGTGATCTCTTCCGAGAACTCACTCGCCCCAATTAGTTCTCCTGATACTTCTGCGCCAGGAATGTAAATCGTCACAGAGAAACTCACTATGTCGGACACAGTAAGGATATTTGCGAGCATTGGATCAGCCGATTCTTTCCAGCTCGCCATAGCGTCTGCGCTGATTTCGGGCTGTTCGATTGGTTCTTCATTATTTGCCATGGTCTGCACCACTTCTTCCTTCGTATACTGAGCTGCGTTGTTGCTGCTCTGTTGTCAAGTTAGTGGAAGCCTCGGACATGAGCGGCCAGCTTTCGAACGGTTGCGCTATCCCCCCTAAAACGCAGAATACCCACCACACGGTGGGTATGGGTTGCTTCGACTATAACCTGCGAAACACCTAGCTAGAAAGAATGCTCTCTCGCGCTATCGACGAACTTCAATCAGAAAACGAGGCGGCATTGAACGCTTCAGGCTAGATTAATCTAGGAAACAATGTGGAGTTCGTTGTGCCTGACGCAATAGTCCGTATGCGTCCAATCTGGGAGAAGTGGAAAAATGTCGGTAGGAGCACGTGATGATTTTTGGTATGAAAACCGTTTGCAAGGCTTTTTGAAACACACCCTATTAAAACGCTACCTCCCAGTTTTTCTCCAAAGGACTTCCGCACTTGAGGGCTCCGCAGCATACTTCGATGGCTACGCAGGCAGGGGAAGGTACCAGAACGGTGCTCTCGGAACTGCCGGAGAAATGCTCAAGTTCGCAGCCGATGTGAAGTATGGGAGATCCAAGCGAGACATCAAATTGTTCTTTTCGGAAATGGATCAAGAATCGTATTCAATACTCAACGAGCTATGCGACGGCTATCGCAAACGGGGTATCTCAATCAACTGCGAAAACTGTGATGCGGGTGATTTTTTAAAGAAGTCGCTAAGTTCTTTTTCTCGTCTACCGACTTTTTTCTTTCTGGACCCCTGCGGCGTTGGTCTACCCTTCTCCTCGATTCTGGAGGCAGCGAACCGAGGAGGTAAAAGAGAGTGGCCAGCCACTGAGCTCGTTCTAAATTTCAGTACGGAAGCAATCCGAAGAATCGGCGGGCACGTAAACTCTAAAACACCGTCAAAGGCAACTATGGATCGGCTTTCGAAGAGCCTCGGAGGAGACTGGTGGAAGGACTCCTTCACCAAAAATATCGAATCCCCTGACGAGGAAGTAGTTCGAGACTTTTCGCATAGACTCGCCACAGAGACTGGTATGTACACCTTTGCGGTACCAGTGAGAAGAAACCTAAACCACAAACCTATTTATTACCTTATCTTCGGTACTCGGAAGAGCCGCGGGCTCTGGAATTTTGCACACGCTACAGCGCTAACCGCTGAGGAATGGCGCCAAAATGCCCAAGCCGCAATCGATGGAAACCAATTGGCCCTCGATGCCAACTGGACCCCAACCCTTGCCGATAGGGAGGAAGCCGCTCTCCCGCAGATTATGGACAATATTGAGGCCCTGATAAAGGCCAAGGGGGAGTTTGAATTAGGCGATTATCCTCACGAAGTTTTCGGCGCGTACTTGGGCGAGGTTAGAGAATCAATTGCACGGAAAGCAGTCAAAAAGCTCCATCAGAAAGGGCTAACAATTACTAACGGTACGGGCGGAAAGGTGGAAAATCTCAGGATTATTCCAAGCTAACCAGACTCCGCAACTCGCCTAGGCATTGCATCCCAAACAACACCATCGAGTTCGCGTCCCAAAGCTTTGGAAGTTCTTCCACCCCACTGCTTGAAGAAGAAGGGAACATCCGCATCTGTGCAGGAATCTCGAATGCCTCGTGCCCAGGCAGCATCCATTACCCGGTAGTTCGGTCCTGATTCTCCGCCTGCGATTACCCAGTCGATTCCGTCGAGATTAATTCCATCCAGTGGGCCCAGAAGTGGTTCACAGGACAAGAAACGAACCGCAGCGGGCACATCACGCAGGTGGTCTACACGATTGAGGACTTTGGAGTTTTCAACGCTTACGCCCATCCAGCAGTTATCTGGCCAAGTAAGCTTCGGCGCAATCCTTTTCAACCTAAGGGATCGTTTTGTGAGGACTTGATAGGTGTGTTGTGGAGTATCACGCATGACGTCCAAAACTGCTTGAATAAAGCTGAGCGGTACTCGGGCGTGGAACAGGTCTGACATGGAGTTCACGAACACTGTTCGCGGAGACTTCCATCGGTATGGTTCTGTCAATGTCGATGGATGGATGGTGAGCGCAAATCCTGGCCCTGAGGTCCTTGGGTCTCCGTCATTCTGGTATTTTGCGGAGCCCATTGCTTTGAGTCGTTTTGACATACTCAGCGCATAGCAGTTGTCACAACCGCTAGATACTCGGTCGCATCCTGTTACGGGGTTCCAAGTGACTTCGGTCCATTCGATTTTTGACCGCTTTGCCACGTATGACTCCTTAGCTCCGATAACGCACATTCAACCTATAGGGCTTTTAGAACATGCTAGCGAGTTTGCGGAGAATTGCGGTAATACACGCCGAAAATGCTTCCCAAGCTACGAAAGCCAAATGGGAGAAGTTTACGGGTGTCGTCGCGTCGATTATAGCTTTAAGTCACGCAGTGTGTCTAGTGGTGATATATCCGATTATTTCCGTTAGTAGGTACTTGCATGTGCCGTCGGGTTGTTTTTGTGCGGTGATGTGTCCGCGGCTGGTCCAGTCGTGGAGGTTGCGGGCTGTGATTGTGGTGTATCCGCGGGTGTGGAGCTTTGTGAGGGTTGCTTTGGTGGTTTGTCTGGGTTCGGGGCGTTGTGCGAGGGCGCTGATGGGTTGTGGTGGTCTGGTTCTCCGTAGCCTGTGGTTGAGTTCTCGGGTTTGGTGTTTGAGTTCGTCGAGCATGACGTCTGCTACGTCGAGTTGGGAGATGGGGCCGGCGTTGTAGGCGATCCAGTGGCACATGCGTTTGCCGTTTCGTCCGAATCCGTGTTGGTAGTAGTCCTGGTCGAGGGGGATGAAGCGGGCGGCGTCGTTGACGTACTCGGAGAGGAGTGTTGTGAATTCGAGGTCGTCGGAGAGTGTCCAGATTGGCAGCGGGTCTGTCGGCCCTTTCTGTTTGGTGCTACCTATGCGGCTTTCTCGGGGCGCTTGGGGCCGGTCGTATTTGGCTTGGTCTAGCTCCCGGTAGAGTTCCTCGAGTTGTTTGGCGGCGTTGCACAGGTCATCTTGGTCACAGGCCATGGGTGGGTTCCTTTCTTGGTGTACGAAAAAGCCTCGCGGTGCAGGAGGAAGGCACGCGGTGGCGTAGGTGGTGTCGCGAATTGACGCAGTTTCCGGTTGTAAACCTATGATTTCAGTCACATTTTGGAGGGATTTAGCGCGGCCCGCAGTCTTTTAGAGGGGCAGTTATCCGTCGTCCCACCCCATATATAGAACTAGGCAGGAACACGAGGGCGAATATCACGCTTGTAACTACTACATGTTGTGTTGGTTGTACCACTTTGCACAGAACATTTAGTGTCTTAGAGGTGACTTGGAGGTTCAGTTTCTGTTCCGAGAGGTCGCCCCCGCGTGAGGTCCAGTGCCTGCGTCCGCGGCCGCCTTTGTGGGGCCACAGCAGTGGGGAAAGGACATTTATGTCTGAAGATGAAATGCACAACCCCCGTCGGGATTCCCGTAGACGGGAAAGCATCCTGACAGGGGCTGTGACTGGAGTGATAGTTAGCTGCATTGACGCTATAACTAATCAGGTGCTGCAACACTTGATAGCGCTTTTCAACTAGCCGCACTTGATGGCCCTCACGAAAGTGGGGGCCATATCCTTTTTTGTTTCGCGATATGACGATAGTCGAACATTGTTCTAATTTTCAAGACTCAATGTCGCGTTGAGAGTCTGAGCATTGTAGTTCTCTGCATCTTCTTCGATGCTGACTGTTGCTCCGGTTTGCCGGTTGTGGGCGTACGCCTTGGTGGCGTGCCAGGTGGTGATTCTTGCGTCGTCGTGGATGACGCCGGCTTGGGTGAGTGCGTCGCCGAGTGCGCGGCATAGCTTGTCGAGGTCTGGAGGGGTCGCTGGCGCGTTGTATCGGGGTTTCTGGGGCCGGGGTAGGTAGAACACAGCTTGGACGCTCAGGGGCCCGTCTAGGGGGTCTCCTGCGTGTTGTTGGCGTAGTTGGAGGATGCATGCTGCTCGCCAGGCGGGCAGGTACTTGGATTGTTCGATCATGCGGCCACCGCCGACGTGGCGTTTGGAGCCTTGGCCGGCGGGGCGCCCGATGATGGTGTAGTTGGGCATTAGACCCTGCCTTCATGCCAGGGGCTGATGGTGATGATTTCGTACTCGCCTTCCTTGAGAGCGGCCTCGACCTGGTCCTGGATGTCGTCATCCTCTGGGGTGATCGCCATGACGTCGAGCTCTACCTCGACGCTGATGGTGTGCTGGGTGGGCTCCGGGTAGTGGCAGCATCCGGGGACGACCATTAGGCCTCGGCATGGGTCGCATTTCATGCGGATTTCCTTTCGTGTTGGTGAGTGCATCTGGTGGCAACGCCGTCATGGAGCAGCCAGCCGTTCTCGTCGCAGTCGGGGCACGCGTCAATGAGTGCGCGGCGGTTGTGGCGGGCTTGGGTGGCGGCGCGTTTTTCTCGGGCGTGGGCGGCTTTGCGTTTGGCTTCGCATGCCCGGCACGGCGGGACGTCTGCGGGATCCATTCCCTGATGGCGGTCACACAGGAGGGTTTGGGCGTGAGCGTGAGCGAGCGCATCCAAACTATCGATAGGAGGAGGGGGTGGGCGGTGACCGTCTTGGACGGTGCCGCTTTCTTTTTCCCCTTTTTCTTTATAGGTCGGGTCGGGTCGGGTCGGGTCGGGAAGAGCGGACATTTGCGTCAGTCCCGGGGTTGTCCCAGCGTCAGTCCCGGGGTTGTCCCGTTGGGACATTTCTTCATCATTGCTGGTGACAGGATTTCGGATGCGTTCCTTTTTCGCTCGCCGCCATTCAGCCTTGCGTTTTGCTTCAGCGGACTTTTTCGCGTGAACTTCGTCCGAAGTTGGCTGAAACTCGCTCCAACTTTTGAAGTTGTATCCGTTTTCCGCTTTCTCCCACAGGTTGGCAACGACAAGTGCATCCGCGATTTTCGCCGTGACAGCGAAGTCCCCAATCATGTAATCCGGGATAAACCCGTCGGTTAGTTCTCGCGCTGACCATGCCCCGGCCTGAACCCACAATCCGAGCGCTTTTGCGCGGTTTCGACGTGGGATAGATTTGACCTTCTTGTTCGCGTCGAACTGGTCGTCAACTTTGAACCAGGGCATCAGCCACGCCCCCTATTGCAAGGCATGCAGAGCACGCGAAGGTTGTCCACGGTGTCCGGACCATCCTCTCGATAGCGGATGATGTGGTCGAGGCTCAGGTTGTCCGTCGATCCGCACAGGACGCACTTCCGGCCATCTCGCTCCATCACCGCTTCCCTTATCCGGGGCGGTATGTTGGGTCGGTAGTCTCCGTCCTGATACTTGCGCCAATGGACGAATCGGATTCCGTCTTCGGTGTTCTCCCAGAGTCCCGAGGCTAAGAGAGCCCGTACCTGGGTGGGTGTCGCCCTGAGATACTTGAGCATGTGATTAGGCACTCGGCCACCCGTTTTACGGCGTGCGCACCAGGAGCCCGCCAAAGTCCACAACCCAATCGAAGCGTTGTCCAATTCGAGCACTTTCGGATGGTCGTAGAAACCGTCGTCAACTTTAAACCAAGTCACTGCTTTCTTTCCCTCCTTCCAGGGCTCTGAACAATCGAATGAGTGCGTCGATGGTGGGTGTGTCGTGGCGTCGTATGCCGTTGGTGGTGAGCCAGGCGGTCATGTCGGCGCGGTCTTGTGGGGTGATCATTGCCGCCCCTTGGTGTGGTGTTGGTCGATGAAGATGCCCGGCAGGTTGGAGGTGCGCAGTGTGGTGTCCGCCCAGTTGCCGTAGGCGATGAGTGCGGATCCTGTACCTGGCGAGCCGGTCGGCGGGGCATGCTTGGTGCCGCGGTGGAACTTCACCCGGCCAGCCAAGAGGAGGGCACTGTCTGCGTGTTGCATCGTCTCTTGAAACCAGCGGGTATCCGTCCTGTTGGGCACGAGGGCGATGGCGCTGCCGAAATGCTCGTCGGCTAGGTGCGCGCACTTGCGCATCCAGCGGTCGATTCCCGGCCCATACGGCGGATTGCACCACACACGGCCTACCCACGGCAGCGCCAGGCCATCCTCTTTGACGGTGAGGTGGTGTGAGGCGGGGACGTGTGTGAGGCCTTTGCCTGGGCTGCAGGGGTCGAGGTCGAAGCGGGCGCCCAGAGCATCGAAGATCCACTCTGGTGTCAGCCATTCAACACTGTTGCTTACGGGGGCTTCATGGGTGAAACCAGTAGCCATAGTGGCTCCTAAAACTAGTAGAGCCCCGTGAGGACTATTGAGGTCCTGGTGCGGGGCGGGGTGGATGATGGGCGCGCGGGGCGGGGTTAGAAGGGTGGTTCGGGTTCCCCGGCGCGGCCGGCAGGATGTCCAGGGCTTCCGGCCCATGGGTCGGGGCGGGTTTGTGGAGGGGCCTGGCGTGCTTGCGGGCCTGTACCCTCGCGAGAAGTGCGAGCCACCTGGGCCGTCGCGTAACGCAAAGACGGACCAACCTCGTCTACGTCTACCTCGTACACGGTGCGGTTCTCGCCCTCACGATTCTGGTAAGAGCGCTGTTTCAGCCGGCCTGTCACGATGACGCGCATACCCTTGAGTAGCGACTGGGCTGTGTTCTCTGCAGGCTCACGCCACACATTGCACGTCAAGAACAGCGCCTCGCCGTCCTCGTACTGATTCGACTGCTTATTGAATACCCGCGGCATGGACGCCACCCGGAAGTTCGCCACCGCAGCACCCGAAGACGTGAACCGCAGCTCCGGGTCAGCGACCACGTTGCCAACCACCGTGATGGTGGTATCTCCCTGGGCCACTACTGCTCACCTGCCTCGGTGACTTCTTTCCACCGATCGCGCCCCGCCACCAGTGCGGCCTCGGGAACGCTCGGATCCTGCTTGAGCTCAGCCATAAACGACTCGACCTCCTCCGCGCTGGCACACTTGGCAAGCTCAGCTTTCACACTCTCGACGAACTCGGCGTCCTCCTCAGACACCGGCTCCTCCCCCACAGGCTCAGACGGAATCCCCGGCTGCGTTGCCGCCGCAATAGCCGACAAGCCACGACCGCCAGTATCCATGCGCTTAGCCTTGGCCACCACCCGATTGTTGGCCTGTCCCATCTCCTCATCCACGTACAGCCCTGCAGCCAGTGAGCACACGTCGCGAATACCCTGCGCCTTCGCACACTTGGCGAGCATTGTTGGCCCCATCTTTGACCACATAGCAGTCGGTTCCCCGTCATACTTGGTCTGCACGAATTCGTCCCAAGTCGCTAGGCCGTGCCCTACAGATTCACCAACTGAGACTTCCACCGATACTGCAGCAGGGTTTCCCCAGGCTCCCATCCAGAACGGAAAACTCCTCCCCTCAGCGTTGTAGAACACCGGGGCGCCAATACTGTGCGCCTTGCCTTCGGACTTCGCGTAGCGAAACAGAACCTTTCGCAGACCATCAATCGAGGTTTGCACCGTCCACTTCGTCTCGTAGGTGTCCGGCTCCCCACGGTATCCTTTGGTCTTGGTTTTGCGCCCGATGAGGTATATCTCTTTCAGAAACGGGTCCAAGTCTGCTCGTCGTGCTACTTCGAACAGCATGGCAAGATCCGCGTCGGAGGCGTCATCGAGACCGCCAAGAGCACGCAGGCGCTCCCGCTCCTTCGGAGTGAAATCAGATTCTTCCCCGGCGCGGTACACGCCCCGGTCCTGGTCGGTTCCTACTAGGTCTTGGCCTTGCGGGCTCGCTACTTCTTGAGTCATTACTTGGTCTCCTTGAGGTTGTCGTATCGGTCGAGGGTGATGTCGGTGAGGTCTAGTGCGGCGTCGAGGCTGTAACCCTTGTCGAGGAATAGTTTCACTGCGAAGTTCGCTTGCTCAGCAAGCTCGGTAAGGCGCTCTTCTCCACGCATTGCGGTGTGTACCGCGCGCAGCTTGCTACCTGGAATATCTGATGGTCTAGGCATTGGCGAGGTTTGCTTTCTTGTTGAATTGGACCCAGGGTGTGCCTTGGCCTTTGGCTCGGCGGTCCGCAATTTTGACGGGCTTGGCCAGGCCGGGCACGTCGACGGTGGCTTTCTTCGCGGTGCCCATGATCTGGGCCATGCGTATTTTCGCCGCGCGGGCATCAGCCTCTGCCTGGTCGAGAGTGGTGATGGCATCAAGCATCGCTATCGCATCAGCCCGGTCGACGGTGACTTCCTCATCGAGGTCAATGTCTGGGTGAAGGCCACGCACAACCTCGTAAGCTCGAACACTGTCGTCGAGTGGTGGCGGGGTACCAGTCTTGAATGACCGCATCCATGCCCTTGCGCGCTCAACCATGCCGTCAAACACGACCCCGTCCCACGGGATCTCGTGAATCTCCGGCTCCCCAAACGGGCCAAGCACCACAATGCTGGCCTGGTGAATGCCGCTAATCCCTTGCTGCCATAGGACTTGGGCGTAGTAGTCAGCAGGTACTGCATCCTCGTCGCCGGGGCGCCCCCAGTCTGCGAGGTCACGCGCGGTCTTGCACTCGATGATGTGGAACGCCCGGCCGCGCCGCGCACGCCTATCCAGGGTGGCGATATTCGGGAAGCCAAGATCATCCCTCGTGTAAGCAATCTCCGCCGTGCTGGTCTTCTGATTCAACTGCCACCCAGGGTGCTTCAGCTTCCACCATTCAGCCAAGCTGTTCTCCGCGATGTGGCCCCACGCCCCTAGATTCTCCGGAAACGCCTCAGGCTCGATAAGCCCAGCCATCTCATGCCACAGCCCATACTGCGACTGAAACCGAGACAACCCAAGAATCGTCGCAATCTTCGACCCCGAGACCATTGCCCGCCACTCCGGCGTGCCCGGCGCGGGCGGATTTTCCACAACCCTGCTATTCACTTCTTCTCCTTATAGTTAAGGACCGCGCTGCCAAGCTCAGTGAGAAGCTCTGGCACCATCTTCGAATCTTTATGGACCACGGTGATAAGCCCGCGGTTGAACAGGTCACGGATCCGCGCCTGGTTCGACACCCGACGCCCGGCCGCAACCAACTGCAACGTCCGCAACATCGTCGGCGACATCGCCCTAACCACATCCGGTAATGGTGTGCTCATTAGAGAGCTCCAATCCAAAGTGGGGGCATGGTGATAATCGCGCCGAAGATAAAGCCGACCAGGATGCCAAGGACGAGGGTGAGGAGGGATAGGCGGAGGCGTTTTTCTAGCATGTCTTCCAACTGGGCGATGCGCGGGTCATGCGAGGGCATTACGGGTTTTCCTTTCCATCTTCTCGAACTCCTTAGCGCGGCGGTCGATTTGGGCGGCGGTGGCTTCAAGGCGCTTCTTCATGCCGTGGTCGGCGCCGCCGAGGTTGTACACGTCGTGCAGGATTTTCTCCGCCAGGCGTAGCCGGTCTGCGGCCTCGCCCGGTGTCATGCGATGCCCGGCCATTACCGCCACCTCATTGACGGCTTGGGCTGATTTCCGCCGAGGAGCGCCCAGGCGATTCGGTGCAAGATTCTTCTCATGCCGATTCTCTTTCTTCTTGTAGTAGTAGGCGCGGGAGTATGCGCGGAGGCATTGCCTGCACTGCGTGTGTCTCCCGTCAGCCGTGTTGGGGTGCTTGCGAAAATCCTTGAGTGGTTTCTTCTGCCTGCATTTGGTGCAGGTTTTGACGCTCATGCGGCTTCTCCGAGTAGGTAGGCGTCGAGCCACTCACGCTTGGTGCGCCATGGCTTCCCGGGCTTTTCTGCCCTGATGTCCCCGCGTCGGAACAGGGTGCGAAGCGTGTCAGGGTGCATGCCCAGGTATTCGGCTGCTTCTTTTGTGAGCATCCAGCGGCTGGTAGTGTCCATGGTGGATCTCCTTTTCTAGGTGGATTTGTGGATAAGCACCCTGCGACTCTTTGGTGGATAGCAGGGTGCTTGTGGTTTTGGTGGGGTGCAGCTCGCCGCGTCGAGGACAGCCGACGCATGGTGGCTCGCTTTGCCGGGTCTCTCCCACCCGGCGTTGACACCCCTAGTGGCATGCCCAGGACTGACACCTGGGGAGGTCTCTCTTCATGCCTCGTGTTTTACGTCCCCCTCGTTCCCTCCCGCCATTGCGGGGTTTCTGCCTGTCGGCTGACCATGGCATCCGCCGGACATGTCACGGCAGTAGCTTTGACGCGGACAAGTCACGCGCTGGCCCAGTATCTTCATGGGGACAATTCACTATTGAGTTCTCATACATCGGGGGCCTGTGGCCCTGGTGCCCGTGGGGAGGCTCGCACTCCCCCGCCGCTAAGACGAGCTAATATTTCGGAATGGACTGGTCATTAATAATCGCTGCCGCAACACTGAGCACCGTTCCTGCAACTATTTGGCTGTCCAGGGAGCAGCTTCGACACCAAAGGCAGTATGACCAGGCACAACAAGTGGCGTTGATGTTTCAGAAGGTTGGAACTCGCGTTTTCACTCGAGAGGGATATGCGGGCGAAGAAGTAGCTATCGGACTCCGCTATAACGGGTTCAAGAAGCTTCATGGTCTCAACGTCTCAATCGTGGACGGCAATGAGCACACCCAGATTGGTCCTTCTCAGTCTCTTGAACCTGGAGAATCACTCGGCCCGATGTATCTCGAAATACTGAGTAGCGACCTGGCCGGAGTGCACCTGCATGTCGCATGGCAGACTCCACATCCCAGACCTCAACATGGCGGGTTGAGGTATCAAGCACTTCGCCTTGGCCTGGAGGAAGAACTTCAAGAATGGCGATGGCTTCCTTTTGAAACTGTTCTGCGCCGCCTGCGCCTTCCTGTTGGCTATTGGCACAAGGTGAGGAAGGTTCCGGGTGATGACAAGAGCTTTCCAGGCTGGCCACACGGCGAACCCAGCTCGAAAGCCGATTGGTAATCATGCTGCTCGCTCCTCCGGGTCTGGCTGACGGCCACCCTTCGCCGCGAGGGCTACGACAATCTCGCGGTAGAGCTCACTGCTCTCATCGAGGTCGTGGGCGGTGCGCGCTTGCTTCACATGGATGACTCCCCGGCGCGATGGCTCACCCCGCATGTGCCGCTGCACCTGACGCGCCACCCACGTCTTGCCATTCGCCACCACCTTCCACCGGCGGATGACGATCCCCGTGCCCGGCGGATACTCGATGGAAAAGCGCGGGATTTCGACGGTCCTCATTTCTTCTCCTCGTGCTCATGCTTCGCGAGGAGGGTGCCCCATGCCGGGCCAAGCAGCTTGACGTAGGACTTGAGATTCAGCCGGGCATCCGCAGTACGAGGATCGTCTAACACTTCCTCCAGCAGATCCACGACGTAGTAGCCGCGGTCAAGCTCCGGGTAGTCCCTGCTCTGTTGGTCGCTCAGGCTGCGCCACGCAGCGAGCTCAAGATGGTTGCTCATGCTGCGACCTCCAGCGGTTGCTGCTCACTGCCACCAAGGAGGACATGCAACTCATGCAAACCCTTCGGAGTGATGCGCACCGTCGGCGCTGGCTGCTCCATCTCCCCCGACTTCTCATTGAGGAACGGGCGGGATAGCTTGTGTGCCAAGCGTCCAGTCTCGATAGCCTTAGCCTGGTAAGCCTCCCAATGGGCGCGGTGTCCCTTGGTGCGGAATATCCAGCCCACCTCGCTCATAAATCGGAATAGCTGGTCACGTCCAATACGAATGCTCGGATCCCTCGACAAGGTTTTTGCTGCAGCGCTCACGCTGTAATCCCCACCTTGGGCAGCCATCGTGTTCCATGACTTCGCCGGGGCCTCCAGCTCGCGAGTCTTCGACTCGAGGGCCTTCAGCGTTGACTGTGCCTCAACCAATGCCGCTGCCATGAGCTCCGGGCCCGACAATGCCGCCGGCTGCTTTGCCTTGCGCTCGCACTCTAAGAAGTAGGCACGCGCTTGCTTGCCTTTCTCGGTGCGCTGAATCATCGAGATTTCCTTAGCCATGTCCAAGCTGACGATGTGGTCGGTGCGCGGGCGGCCTCCAGTACTTTCGCTCATTTTTGAGTAAAAGTCCTGACCTTCGGAAAAGCCGTAGGCAACCATGCGGGGGAACCAGTCGTTGTACCGGGCGTTCACTTCGAGGAACTTGTGCAGCTCGCGGCCCATAACCGCCTGCGCTCCGGCGTTGTCCGTGAGTGGAATTAGGGTATTGTTGTTGCTAGCTCCGTTGTGCGTATTCACTTCGGGGCTCCTTTCGGTTTTAGGCTGCTTGCTGATTGGGGTGGACTGGCTCGAACCAGCCTGCGAGATAGTCCTCATCGCCCTGCATGGCCGCGACCTTTAGGGCAACTCGCGCAGACACTGGCATTCCCGCTCGCATCTTCGGCACGTCCTCTGGACGTACCCCAATCGCGGCAGCGAGTTGTCCCTCGGTAATGAGGTTGCGGGTTCGCGCTATCGCGTCGAGTGCGCCGGGGCGAAAGCGGTATCCCCTCGGCTGTTCAGTAATGGTGGCCATTGATCCTCCTTTCGAAACCTTTGAACGTTCATCTTGAAGCGTTCATGTTTCACAGTGAACACCATGATGTTCATCATGTCAACCCGCATGGGAAAGAATGTTTATCAAAATAGGATTTGCGCAGCGCAACGTTATAGTTCATAATGAACATATGACATTCAACGACTGGTTAAACCACCTCCCCGGTTCCCCCACTCCGAGCCAGGCCGCAGACGCTGCAAAGCTGTCCCGTGCCACCGTCCTCCGCCATCACGAGAAGAACGCGACGACCGCCGAGTACGTCATCAAGATCGCTCGTGCCTACAACATCAACGAGATCCAGGCCCTCATCGATCTGGGGTACGTGAACGAAGCGTCCGTCCTCGAACTAGCAATCGAGAACGCGCTCGGCATGGCGAAGAACTCACAGATGCTTGCCGAGCTAGACCGGCGTGTCGACCCAGACGCACGCCGCGTGTTCCGAGGCGAAGGCGCCGAAATAGTCGACCTCGACGACCGCCGTACTACCCCCGATGTCCAGGACCTTGATTACGCTGCTGACCATCGCGTACCAGAGCCGGAGGAAGGAGATGACGATTACGGACCAGGAGCTTAGGATCTACCGGATTGCCGAGGCTATCGGGGTGGAAATCAAAACTGCCATTCAGGGCGATCTTCGCCCCGGAGACCTCGGTGGCTGGTTCCCCCAAACCAGAACCATATTCATCAACCCACGACTCGGCCCCCGGAACCGATTACACACCATGGCCCACGAACTAGGCCACGCAGTGCACGACCACCCCGCCGGTCACACCCCCAAATGTGAACGAGAAGCCAACAACTTCGCAGCCAACCTCCTCATTGACCAGCACGCCTACCAAGAAGCTGAAATGATGTACGAAGGCCTCGAAGGCGCAATCGCCCAAGAACTAGGCGTCACACTCTCACTACTAAAACACTGGAAATCTCTCTACGAAAGACAAAACGCATGAAAAAGCTAACCCCCCTTTTCCTAGCACTACCTCTTCTACTTGCTGCTTGCGGAAGCAACGAACCGACGCCGGAAGAAATCCAAAGCAGCGAAGCCCAAGCTATCTTGGATTCCATCAATGAAGACTTTCCGTCTGAAGGGGTAACCCCAAACCCAGAGCTCGTGCAAGTAAAGTCCGGCGACTCAATCACTCTCAGCTGCTACAATCATCAACCCTGCGATGGAACGCTCGCTCTCGAATCTGTGACAATGAGTGACCGCTGTGAAGGCAGAGTGGATAGTTACGGAATGGGTCCAGAGCTCGAAGAAGGTCAAACGTACTTGCAAGTTAAGGCCCTTTTCGATCTCAAATCATCTGCCATCGGGTGGAGCATGCTCGACGACCCGCAAATCATCGACAAAGAAGGACTCACTCAAAGCGTGGGAATGGCTATAAACTGCCACGAAAACGGAGAGTATCAGCTGTGGTCCAGCACGCTAGATGCAGGCCAGAAGGCTAAGCATTTTGGCGTCTGGATAGTCCCAGAAGATGCAGAGTATGCACTTCTTGAGGGTGCAAAACTGGAACTGCCTAAGGCAGATTCAGGCACTGAGATTGACGATAACGCCTAAACCTCCCCGAAGCTTTCAAGAAGCTGCTTGAGGTATACCGCACCTCACCCTATTCATTCTTAGGATTCCCCATGAAGAAGTTTCTCCCTATCTTGTTCGCTGTCCCGTTGCTTCTCTCAGCTTGTGGCAGCGGCGACGACACAACACCCCAGCCCACCTCGGCAACATCGTCCAGTACAACCTCCAGCTCGAGCACGACTAGTAGCTCCTCATCGGCCTCGAGCCCTTCTGCGACTAGCGAGCCTGCCACAGTCCAGGCGCCGGCCATTGACCAACTAGTCATTACTGCTAACAGCATCAACGGGCACGGTGTCTACCTCTATCCGGACAATGGCACCTATTACTACTGCAACACCACTGACTATATGTGGGCAAACGTAGCGGCAGGTACCTGCGCTGGCCCCTATGATTATGACGGTGCATCGGCAAAGTTCTACGAAGCTGGAGAAGACTGGTACGCCCAGAGCGTAGTGGATCAAGGTCTAGAACAATCCGAACTTGATGCAAACCCCAGTCCCTACCCTGATAGCCCAGACAAAGCAGTGTTCAACTCATGCTGGGAAAACGGCTACGCACAATTCACCGACGGCAGTGTTCGACCCTACGCCGATTGCGAACTCCCTACCGTAGAGCAAACACCGTCCCCGTGGGTGCAAGGACAAATCGACTGGGCGAACTGTCTCGATGCAGGAAACACTGACGAGTATTGCCGAGAAACCCTGAACTAACAGCTTTCGACCACAGCCTCCCCTATTCCCTAGGACCTTGCCAAAGTCCTCAAAACTTGGACAACTCTCTATGAGAGACGACCCGTCGCGTCAGACCATTGAACGGCGCAGACCAAACTAAAGTCAGAAAAATGAGCAACGAAAAAACAACCGACCAATTCGTCCGCGACATGCTCCGCGACATCGGAATCACCCGCCCCTGGGAACAGTCCATAAGCGACGCGCCAAAGTACCTCTATGATGCAATGGAAGGCGCATCCAAGGGAGTGGGCGGAGGCCGAGGGAAACCGGAATTTGTATTCGAATCCGGCAACTTCATCGTCGTGATAGAAGACAAAGCGGATCACAAGATGGCCATCGGGTACGCCGACACCGACGACTTGGATCTCGAGTTTCCAGCAAGGTCAAACTTCGCACTCAATGGCGCTGTCCATTACGCAACCTACTTTGCGAAACGGACCAAAAGGAAGGTGTTCGCCGTTGGCGTCGCAGGCGATGAATCCTTGCATCAAGTAGACGTCGCCTTCGTGGCCCCTGGGAAAAGACCTGAGATAATAGATCATGTCGATGCGCTAACCGACTTAGCCCCGGAAAACATCGACGAGTATCACAGAGTCCGCGTTCTAAAAATGCTTCCCAAGGAAGAGCGCGAAGTTCGCGCTATCCGTACAGTTGCAGAACAGTTGCATGAAGATATGCGCAACTATGCATCGCTCGAAGGAGAACGAAAAGCAACGCTGGTATCTGCAATACTTCTCGCACTCAAGTACCAACCCGAGCTTCTAAGTGATCTAACTGGAGAGAAGAAGAATGGCTACCGTGACGGCGAGAAAGTCTACAAGGCAGCACGAGAGTACTTGGAGAGCGACCTCACCGACTTCATGCCGAAACAGAAGGTCGGAGCACTTCTTGACCAATTCTCTTTCATAAGGTCACACGTCCCGCTGAATGCCAAGAACTCCGACCTTGGTCACGTCACTCCCCTGCACAAGTATGTGGAAGTCCTGAAACACGAAGTGCTAGAGCGAATAATGGCACCTGGGAAAAGCTCATTCGACGTGCTCGGAAACTTCTACGGTGAGTTCGTTAAATACGGGGGCTCCGATGGAAACGCTCTAGGCATCGTATTAACCCCACACCACATAACAGAACTCATGGCAGAGCTCATAGACGTCACTGCTGACGACATTGTAATTGACCCTGCCGCGGGCACCGCTTCCTTCTTAATTGCGGCCATGAACAGAATGTTTAAGGATTCCGAGCAACGCTTCGGGGGCAACCCATCCAAGCTAAAGCAAGTCCAAGATCGTATAAAGAAATACCAACTACATGGGGTTGAACTTCAAGACAAGCTGTTCGCTATTGGAACTACAAACATGATTCTGCGTGGCGATGGTAAAGCAAACTTCCAGCGCCACAATTTCTTCGACTTAGACATCCACCAGCTACGAGGTGACAAACTCAATCCGGAGTCCCAGGTCTGGACTGAAGGGCACGGTTTCACGAAAGTACTCTTGAATCCCCCCTACAGTCAGGCCAAAACAAAACAGACCCGCTATCTAAGCGAGTTGTCCTTTGTCGAGCGAGCCCTCAATCTTCTGAACTACAAGGGACGGTTAGCAGCAATCGTTCCGCAATCCGCTACAGTCGGCAAAACTAAAGAGGACCGTGCTTTAAAAGCCAAGATTATGCGAAGCCATACGCTCGATGCAGTTTTGACCATGAATCCAGATACCTTTCATGGAGTAGGGGTTCACACAGTAATCGTGCTGTTCACCGCAGGCGTCCCCCACCCCTCAGAAAAGAAAGTCACTTTTATTAACTTTAAGGATGACGGGTATAAGGTACGTCAGCATGTTGGATTGGTAGCTGATGGCAATGAGAAGTCCCGACGACAGCACTTGCTTTCTGTCCTAAACGATGGAACCCCAGCTGATACAAGCTTCGTCGTGAGGTCTGAGGTAACCGCAGCCGACGAATGGCAACACTCCTACTTCTATTTCAACGACCAGCCACCAACCTACGACGACTTCTACAAAACAGTCGCAGACTACGTCACATGGCAAGTCGACATGCACACCCACGGCAAGGGTGACCTAATCACACCGAAAGATAACTTCGATGATGATGAGGAGGCCTAATCATGAGCGTCTACGAATCATTGGATTTTCAGCCAATGGTACTTACCGATTTGTTCAGATTGCACCGCGGTAAAAAACCTGAAAGCGAACCAAACCCTACTGGTAAGACCCCATACATTGCGGCTGCGTCCCGAGATAACAGTCAGGTTGGTTGGGTAAATGAGAAGGCTCTAGTTCCTGGTAACTGGTTGGCCATAGTCAATACGGGCGCCGGAGGCGTTGGGTATTGCACCTACCAACCCGTCCCTTTCTATCCCTCTAACAATGTCACTGCTCTCGAACCTTTGTATCGAGAGGCCAGTCCCGAGGCACTGTTGGTCCTAGCCGCTTCGATTCGCCACCAGGCGTTTCGATTCTTTGGCTACGGAAACATCGCCAATAATCGGCGGTTATCTGTTCTCAAAATTATGACTCCAGTTGTCACTTCCTCCGACGGAACTACCACTCCGGACTGGGCCGGAATGACTGCGTATGGACGTGAGCTCCTTGAGAATGCAGCAGCTACTGCTGAATCGGTCTTTTGCCCGCAGATTAAAGATGACGACACACTGCCAAATCTGGTTTTTCAGCCCATGCTGATTACAGATGTTTTCGAATCGATACGCGCTGCTGGTAAATGGTTCGATCTCATCAGAGCGCAAACGGAAGGGGTCGCTCGACACCCCTATGTCGCGCGTTCCGGTGGCAAGAATGGCATTAGTGCCTTCCTACCGCAACAGGAGTCGGCACCACCAAATGCGGGTAACTGCATCACCATTGGTGTGTCAACGTCAACGGTTTTCTACCAACCAGTCGACTTCTACACGAGTAAGGAAATCCAGGTCCTCCGCTCTGACAGGATTAACACCCTTAACGGTCCAGTGCTAACCGCGATCCTCCGCGAACAAATGATGAAATTTCAGTGGGGCAACGGAGCATCGCTGGCCAGACTTACAGCCACTCGCATCATGGTTCCGGCGACAGTGGATAATTTCGGAGAGTCGTCCGTCGATTGGGAAGGAATGACACAATATGGCCAAGTTCTCAGAGCCCACGCTGAAAGGCAAGTTCTTTCTGTCACCCACAACGCGCAGCAGCAAAGGGTTTAGGGGTGTTCTTCCTCGTGTGGGCCTCGGGGCCGCAGGCGCGAGGAAGAACACGGTGTTGGGGCTATCGGGGGGCGTGCCCCAACACCCAGCAGGGTAAACCAACCGGCGTTGCCCCGCATCTTGAAAATGTAAAAACGACCGCCCTGGTGCTCACATGTGGGCATGGCGTGCACCAGGGCGGCCAGTATCCCACCCATCAACTGGCAGGACAGGTCTATCATATGGCATCAATCAAAAAATATACGACTGCGAAAGGCACAGCGTGGCGCGTCATCTATAACACGCCCAACGGCAAGCAGACTTCAAAACGCGGATTCCGCACCAAAGACGCAGCCTCCAAGTGGGCTGCAGAGAACACTGTCAGCATCAACCGCGGAGAATGGATAGATCCCAGCGCGGGCAACACCACAATCAGCCAGCTGCACGCCGCTTGGTGGGCCAGCCTGGCATCACGAAAGCCGAACTACCGCCGCCAACTCAACTCCGCCTGGGAGCACCACGTCAAACCCCACTGGGCAGACAGGCGAATTTCTACCATCAAGCATTCAGAGATCCAGGCCTGGGTTGGAACCATTGAGAAGCAACGGCCAGGCCGCGGCGCCGACGGTGAGCCAGACTCGACGCCGTCAGCAACCCTGGTGGCCAACTGCCACGCCGTACTCAAGCAGATCCTTGACGTGGCGGTCAAGGACAATCTCGTTCGAAGCAATCCGGCAGTGAGCGTGACGCTGCCCAAGAAGCCGGCGCCGGTGAAGGTGTATCTCACAGCCGGGCAGCTGCACAGTCTGGCTGAGGAGTGTGGGGAGCGCGGCGACATCGTGGCAGTACTGGGGACTGTGGGCATCAGGTGGGGTGAACTGACCGGGCTACGGGTCAAGGACGTCAACGTGCTGCGCCGGCGGCTGAACGTGAACTGTACTGTCGCGCGCGATGATGATGGGCAGTGGGTGCCCATGGAGCCGAAGTCGTGGGAGCAGCGCACTGTGGCGGTCCCGAAGTCGATCATGCCGTTGATTGAGAAGGCGATGGTTGGGAAGCGTCCGGATGATTTGTTGTGGGAGCGGCCATCGGGTGGGTTTCTGCGTCCGTTGGGGCATACGTCGTTCTTTGCTCACGCGGTGAAGCGGTGTGTGGCGGATGGGAGGATTCCGGAGCGGTTGACTCCGCATGGGTTGCGGCATGTGGCGGCCGGGTTGCAGGTGGCGTCAGGGGCGTCGGTGAAGGTGGTCCAGAAGCAGTTGGGTCACAAGTCGGCGATGCTGACGTTGGACATCTATGCCGACCTGTTTGATGGGGACCTGGACGAGGTGGCGGACAAGATGGATGTGGGGTTGTCGGCGTTGTCGTGGGGAGTGGCGTAG